CTGGCTTTCTGCTCCTGACGTGTCAGCACCTCCTGCAGAGCCATACGCTTGACCTCCTCCGGCAACCCGGAACTATCCACAAAGTTTATAATTGCCTGACTAAATTCCCTGATTTCTAAATTGCTCATTCTTAATCCTCCGGTCCCAAATAAGTAATAACAGTCCCACTAATGGATTTTGTTCTCCACGCAACTGCCGTACCTTTATAATTCATATAGCCCGACACACCGATAGCTCTTACGCTGATCAGGTCCACACTGGACAGCTTGTTAACGATAGTAGCTGCACTGATTCTCTCTGCTTTGATTACCCCGGAGGATGTCCAGTTAGCTACTTCCATGTAATTAGCCTTTACGGTTCCAGCACTGATATAGTTGGCTTCTACCGTTCCCAAACGGGCGCTTACACCATTCAGATCAGAGACTGTCACATGATCTGCTTCCAGGCTCCCCACGCGGCCACTGACGGCATTCAGAGAGTCAATGGTTGCCTTGGTGGCAATCAGGTTGTTCAGTTCCAGTTTGGTCACATTCAACGTCTCTATGGTGGCATACTTGCTGACCAGTTCATCCGCATTTACCACACCAACCAGGTCTATCCTCTCTGCCTTGATCTTGATGCTTTCCGCAGTCTGATTAATCTCTGAAACGATATTGTCCTTGGATACCTTGGTAAGGATCTGCTGTGCATTGATGCTGATCTGCGTGGACAGGTTCTGGTTGATATCTTTCATTTCCAGACGAGTTTCATCCACCGTCCTAGTCAGTGTGTTGGTTTTTCCCTTTAACTGGATAATCTGCTTCTGCAGTCCATTAACCTGTCCGGTCCTGTACTCCTCGCCCTCCGCCGTATAGCTGTCACGAAGTGCCTGTATGCCTTTTAATGTGCGCTGCAGGATATAGGTATAAATGGTCTCCCGAGTCGTGTGCAACAAGATGCCATCCCCTACCTCCAGGCAGGGATTACCTCGGGCTTCTACCTGTGCTGGTCGGTACCATACGACACCGATTACCCTAAGGACTCTGTCAGCTATCGTTTGCAAATCCGTCGCAGACTTGCCGTATACTAAAAAATTATCCTCGATAATATAACCGTTATTCCCGGTACCGGAGATTGCCCCGATATCATTTTCTTCCTGGCGGATCTGCAGCTTATCAATATGCTGGCAGATAAAGTCCTCATACTGACAGGATAGATACATGCTCTTGGATACTTCTGATGTCCCCACCGGATCCGCAGGGTAAAGGTCATCTGCCGGATACAGATCATCTGCGGGGTACAGACCCTCGATCATCTGTTCCAGCACCACATACTGCAGTTTTCCATTTCTACCGATGTGCCCAAAACATCCGTTAATCTCGCAGATGGATTCAATAACCGTTTTCCCCGGGAGCTCTCCCGGATCGATAGTTTTTTCTACCACCATATCATCGTTGACCAGTGTGATTTCTTCTTGTTCCACACCGACATAAGCACAAAAGCTATCTCTGAACTGTCTAAGCGTCATTGGAAATGTCAGGCTGTTATACCACCCGGATACCTCTGCATTTAGGATGTCGTACATGGCATCATAGGCTACAATATCCCGACATCTTCTATCTGCTGTAGGTACATCAGAATCTACTTTATAAACTCCCATCATAAAAGGAGCCTCTTCGGCTCCTTCCAATGTTACGGATACGGTTATCTTTTTTCCGGCAAGAGGTACTATTCGTTCCCTGACTCTCAGTTTAAAAGTACTCGCCTCACACCTGCCAAAACTTAGTTCACTCTCTGAGCATAGTCTCTCAGTAAGCTCTGCACTTTCACCTTTCCAGTCATCTTCATTCAGTACACTCCCGTCACTACATTGTATCTGCATTCTTTTGGATACGGATGTATCATTATAAAAATCTTTATATTTATAATCTATCATTCCCTCTCCCTCTTAATACTCCTGGAACGCAACACGTAATGGCTTATACCATAATTCCATACCATTCCAACTTTTTGTCTCTACTGTATAATTTGGTACATACATTTCTCCCGATTTATATCCTCCGGTATTTACATCGAAATAAGTTACAATAACCTTTCTTTCCTTCTCCTTTATGTACGCTTTTTCCATTGCTTGTAGAAATTCTGTCATTTCCCATGCTTCCAGTGGAATCGTATTGAACTCAATTTTTGTTGTATAATGATCTGCAACTTCCCGGTATAAAATATTCAAACCATTTCTGTCAGAGTCCAGATCTGCACGCTGATCCGGACTCACCTTATAGGTCTCAATATCTACATACTTTGAAATATCAGTATCTCCCACTTTTAATAACCATGCCTGAAATGCCATCCTGCTGCCTCCTTATACATCCAGCAACAGGTAATTTCCGGTTGCCTTAAAATACTCCCTGTTTACCTTTTTCAATAATTCCGCAAATTTCACACCATTGATTTCTATCGTATTTCCAGAAGCTATGATTCTGATGATGGTCTCCAAAAGTGTAATGATCTTATCCAGCTTTTCCGCGGAAATGGTTCCTCCAGATCCTGCCGCAGCCTGCGCTGCACTCAGTGCCATTTTCTGTAACTTATCTTCCGGTGATACAATTTCTCCCTGATGCCTATTATCACCAATCATGGCAAGCTGTGGCGTATTAGCCTTGACATATCCACCATTCCACAATTTAGGTATCTGCGGTGGATCACTCGGCATTTCGAAGCCCCAGTCTTTTCCAACCAGATCTCCTGCCTTCTTTGCGACGCTTCCGATGCCATTTACCACATTGCGTAGTGTAGAATATATCAATGATATCATTGCATTCACACCGTCAATGATCAGATTGCATGCTCCCTTAATCACTCCCCAGATTTGCTGCCAGATGCCGTCCAGTATTTTCAGCAAGCCTTCCCATGCCTTTTTCCAGTTGCCTGTAAACACTCCGGTGAGGAAGTCCAACAGTCCTCCCAGTATTTTCATGGCTCCGGATATAATGTCTGACACGGTTGCGAATACGGTACTCATGATGTTTATCACAATGTCTGCCACCTGCTTGATTGTCGGTGCCAGATACCCGATAATTGGTTTGATTACGGTACTCCACGCAGCTGCAAGGAAATCGCCTACTGAGCTGATCAGATCAAGAATGTTGTCCCATAGTGGTCTGAGATTTTCTTCCCATAGTTCCTGTAACGCTTCCTTGGCATGATTCAGTACCGGCATCGCAATATCATTCCACAGTTCTAAAACCGTCTTCTTGATATCATTCCAGGCATCTACAATGTTTCCAAAGGTACTGCTTCCCTGAGACTCCCACCAGTCTGTAAGAGAGCTACCAAGTTCTTCAACAATTTTTCCTGCCAGTGATGCACATTCTCCACCGAATTCAAACAGATCTGTGAGTGTACCTTCTATCAGCTCCTGATTGTCTTTCATCCACTGGGATGTGTGTTCTGTGGAAATTTCAAACCCTTCCGCGAAGATTGTTCCCAGTGACATTCCAAATCCAGTACATCCAGTCAGAATATCATTGATTCCGTTTACAATATCAGGTCCTGCTTTATCCAGTGCCCCGAGCAGATTATTGTATATCTGCTCATTGATATCCGTAAGATTTGTAAATCCGTTCGCAATAGACTGGCTTACATCACTGCTCCAGGATTCTATCTTTTTCCTGTTGCGCTCCAGATAGCTTGCAATTCCATCCAGCCCTAGGTCTACCGCCTTGGCTGTAACAGCAATCTTATTTCCGATTCTGTTTCCGAGATATCCTCCCAGCGGATCCATGATTGTCTCAATGTTTCTGACTGTAGTTTTAGCCAATGGATCCATCTGAGCCATGATTCTTGAAAAATTATCCTTCAGATTTCCGAAATCAATCTTTTTCAGACCATTGTTGAACTGATCTGCAAAATTTTTGACACCGGGAATCTTGAATGCATCTGAGAGTTTTTTCGAAATTTTATCCACACTGGCTTCAACTTCCTGCGTGGAAGTCTGCAAACCAGCAATATCTATTCCTGAAGATCCTCCGGATGCCGAAGAGGAATCTGTCTTCTGGGAGAGCAAATCCAATTCATCAGTTGGAAGTAATCCACCTAACTTTTTAGCTGCTTTTCCCGCGGCATTAATATTATCACTGATTCCGGCAGACGCATCCTCCGCAGCCGCCATGCCTGTGGCTACAGCATTACCCTTCTTCCCGGCAAATTTATCCGTAAATGCTTTAAATACATTCGCCAGCTGTACCAGTTTTCCCATCAGGGTATTGATCACCTTGATTGCCGGTGTCAGGACGTTGATCAATCCCTGACCGATTGCCGCCATAAAAGACTCAGTCTGCAGCTTCAGGATTCTGACCTGATTGGCCCAGCCATCAGAAGTCCGCATAAAATCCCCAGATGCCGTCGCCAGTTTGCTCTGCACAAAGGAATACCGTAGGGCTACCTTTTCTGCCTCCGACATAGCCGCAGTAGTCTTCCCGTAGCCGTTGGCCATAGCATAGGCATCCAGTGCCGTCTGTGTCATGACGACACCAAGATCTTTCAGACTCTCTGTTTCTCCAGTGAATACCGATTTCAGCTTTGTA